CATGAGACTTATCTTAGCTATCTTAATGATGGCAACGTTATGCTTTGGTAAAACTTATAGCCAACAACTTAAAGAGCTAACACCAGCTCAACAAGAGGTGATGGTTAACAGTCTTAAGGCCGGTAAATTCCTTAAGAGCAAAGAACATGGTATTCTTCTAGCAGCAATTGCTTGGAAAGAATCAAACTTCGGTATCGACAAATTAAACAGCACTGATGGAAAGAAAGGTTCCTGGGGTTCGCATCAGATACTATTAGACTCTGCGTTAAAGAGACTAGAATCTTTAGAGAAAATCATAGGAGAGAATGGAATAGCACTGCTTCTCTACTATTCAGATTACTTCAGTGCAGTAATGGCTAATAAAGAGCTTAAATATTGGGACAAGGTGCATAAAGGAGATATTACTAAAGTACTAGCTTCTTATAATGCAGGTGGAGCATCTACTAAATCTGAGAGAGGACGAAAATATAGTAAGGATGTTCAGTATAGAATGACACTGATTGCCAGTTACGTAGATAAGAATGGCATCAAGTTTTAACATAAGTATTAACCAAGCATAACTAACTACCAGTAGACCTATATAGGTCTACTGGTAGTATTAATGTTATTTTTTTTGTTAGACCCATATATGCCAACAGATCTAACAATAATATATGGTAGTTGGAATATAAGCAGTTTCTAAAATATCATAAGGGATATAGCAAGTACTATATCCCAATGTATTAATTCATTATTTTTATTAATACATGCACGAACATGCACAAATTACCTATTACAAAGAATAAGTAACCGAGCAGTTCTATGATATTAAGAAACATACAAACTCCTTTCTTAAGATATTAAGATTGGATAAACCAACCAGGCATTAACAAAGGGCATATTGTTAATGTCATTAATCATAGACCTGCTAGCCCAGCCTTTAGGCTTAGCGAGCACGCCTTCTTCTCTCTAGAGGTAAGGAAATAACCTCGGCCTCGCCTTAGATGACAACGAAGAGAAGGGCATAGTAATGAGTGTTTCAGAACAGCCAAAAATAGACATGCAAGTCTTTAAAAGAGATATTCCAAGTTATCTTAATAAACCAGACCCTATAAGGGAATACTTAAAACAATCAGCAGTATTTATATCGAAAGTTAAATCCATTCCTTTCTTAGAGGCATACGATAAAGTTAAGAAAGTAGTTAATAAATCTAACTATAAGAATCCTATAGTTAGGTATATGACTAAATTAGAGAATGGTGACCAAGTAGAAGAAACTGCTGAGTTAACCCATTATATTAAATCTGCTCAAGCAGCTAACCAAGTTATAGTTCCATCCTTTACAACATATATCCATCCTAATGAAAGATTATCTTTACACTCTGCATTCATTAACCTTAACGTTAATGCTCGTAAAGAAGATAAGAAGTTAGCTTTTAAATATAAGATGGAAGGCAATAAGAGTAAAGCCGACTTCTACGATAACATGCAGAAGACCCGTAAAATATTCAATAACTCTTTATCAGGTTCATATGCATCTAATGGAACTATATTGTATAATCCTTCAGCACACTATACATTAACTTCTATAACAAGATCTGTTAGTTCTATAGGTAATGCTGTTAGTGAGTCGATGATAGGTGGTAATAAACTATTTAAAGACCCTGAATCTGTATTGAACTATATAACAGCCATTATAACATATTCAGATTTAGCTAAGGTAGATACTGTTATGCAGAAGTATAACTTACATTATCCTACTGTAGATGAAGTTATGGAGATGATAGAGGATTCTACTAAATGGTATTGGAACATACCAAAAAGGTTAGGAGAGATAAGATACTATCTTACTAAATTAGAACCAATAGAATTAGCTTGTGTTATGTATACTAATGACTTCTATAATATAAGGAAGTATAACGATAGTATGGTTAGAAAACTTATTAGTTCTATATCAGAGTTGAAAACTGGATATAGCACAGATAAGGTTAAAGATATTTATAACTCTCCAGAGGGAGTAGCTAACCATGCCCATAATATATGTTCTGACATGATTAAAGGTATGAACGTAGATTATGAGAAAATGATAGATAGTCCTGAAGTAGATGCAATAGCTTCAACTACCAAATATGTATCAGAAGTATTAACATCTTATAAAGATTTCTTTCATGCTTTCTTTATAACAGATATAGCACCTGTTAATATAGCCTATATGAAAGAAATGATAAGGAACTCTATAGTATTATCAGATACAGATAGTACTTGTGGTGCATACGATGATTGGGTTCGCTGGTATTTCCAAGAAGAAAGATATGCAAGCGATGCTAAGCATATTGCAATAGCTTCTTCTGTTATGACCATCGTAACTCAAGTTATGGACCATTATATTAAAATCCTATGTGGAAATATGAATATAGCTCCAGAGAGATTCGAGTTATTGAAAATGAAGAATGAGTACTATTGGTATTCGTTTATAACGACCAATATGACTAAACACTATTTTGCAGATACTGGTATTCAAGAAGGTAAAGTGTATGCTCAACCAGAGAAAGAAGTTAAAGGAGTTAACCTTATAGCTTCTAAGGTTAATAAAACCTATCGTAAGATAGGAGAAGAGATGATGGAGTATATTAAGAAGTGTAACCGAGAAGGTGAGCTTATAGATCTTCATTATCTTATAAAGAAAGTAGCTGATGCTGAACGTAATATCATACAGAAAATGAAAGAGGGCAGTCTTGAAGTTTTCGGTATAGATAAGATTAAACCAGCTGGAGCATATAGTGATGAACCTACTAAGTCTAACTATGTTCATTATCTATTATGGGAAGAAGTCTTTGCGGATAAGTATGGTCATGCTATGGAACCAACTTACCAAGTAATAAAAGCGTCCACTACATTGGACAGTAAGAAAAGGATGGATGATTACTTGGATAGCTTAGAAGATAGAGAGATAGCTACCAAGTTACGTAACTTTTTATCCAGAGTAGGTAAACAATATTTAGGAACATATAGGATACCATTACTTATAGTATCGCAAGAAGGATTACCATCAGAGGTGTTCCAAGCTTTAAACTATAAGAAAGTGGTTAACGATAACTGTGCACAGTTATATACTATATTAGAACCATTAGGGTTCTATAAACCTAAAGGAGTGTTGGTTTCTGAAATGGGTCCATACTAGGGATGAAACTATGGTTAAACTTATGAATTTCCGCTCCGGTATTGTTCCTTCTGTAAGTATAGCCAGTACAACTAGTATAGTTAAGGATATTAAGAACGGTTATCCTTATATATTACCAGTATATCATAATGGACTATACTTACCTTATAATGCAACTAGTAAAACTGAAGGACTATATTTTAAAGGTAGATTTGCTAAACCTCAAATGCTTGGCATAATCAAACTTTGTAAAGAAGATTTAGGAACAGCTAAAGAAAAACAAATATATCCTGAAAATGTCTGGAGCGATGAAACGGAAGAGCACTATGTAATTCTGGATGTTATAAGATGTATAGTATATTTAGCTAATAGAAATGAACTCTATTTTGTTTACAAAACTATGTTGCTATTTAACAACATACCTATAATCGACCTTCAGTTCGTTAATGGTAGTCGTGTATGGTATGTAACTTCTAATTTAGGAATAAAGGAATAAAATGGATACTAACGCAACTATGGAAACCAAATTTAAATGTATTGGCATAGGTATAGTAACTAAAGATAAACCTGAAGATTCTGTATGGGTTGAAGTCCATCCTGTAGAGAACATGCCTTCTATGGAAGGTGACTATAACCAGCCTGATAAACTTAAATATCAAGGTGAGGATAGTCAGGCTCAGCATGTATCTTTTAACATAGATAGAAGCAAGACGATAACTTGTAGATGGATAGACCTTTATAACTCTAATAGAGGATCTGCTCCAGATGTAGTCATAGGGGAGAAAGTCCATCTATGGCAAATGGCAGGTGAAGATACCTACTACTGGACCTCTATAGGTATAGAAATGAGAAAACTAGAAAAAGTACTCTATATGTATGCTAATAAGAGAGAGTCTAAACCTAACGATGATAATGGAGAGGAAGCTTACTACTTCCTAGTAGATACTAGGAATAAAGAGTTAGTATTACATACGGCTAATAATGATGGTGAGAAGAGTCTATATGATTTTATCTTAAATACTCTAGAAGGAGAGTTTACTATAAGAGACTTACAAGGTAACTATGTTCACCTTGAATCTACTTTAGTTAACGGTAGGTTAAGTTTTAACGTAAATGATAAAGTCCAAGGTACAACTACACATACTGTATTAGAATCTAAAGAGACTATAACAACGACAACTAAATCAGAGGTTAAGAACAATGAAACTTCAGTTACCAATACAAGTCAAAGTTACGTTATCAATACTCCTACTTATAACGTTTACTCTAATAACGATAATCTAATAGATATTTTTGTAGACTGGTTGAAATATGCCCAAGGAGAAGTCCATATATGCCCACATGGCGAGACACATATGAGTGGTGGTAGCGTAGCCCAGCATCAAGCTATAATAGATAGGCTACTAAAGTTAAAAGCTGGTGAGAATAAAAATACTGGACTTAAGTTCGATCCACCTCCAGAGGGTAGATAAGAAAATAATATAATAGTGTAACTCCAGAAACTAGAGCTAAGTTACAAGCTATGATGTAATATAAACTATCTACCACATACTCCTAGGAGTATGTGGTAGATATCTATCTTTTTAATAATCTAAATATATGTAAATCTCATTCAGCCTTACTTCTGAACCAACAGTGACTGTAAGGTTTTGTATCTTACATTCGTCTATAACCTTTAAAATCTCTTCTAGATGTGCTCTATCTCTAAACTGTTCTATAATAGTATAAACACCTTTATCAACGGTTAACTCTTTTAAATCTTCTAAAGGTTCTGGATCAGTTACTTTAACATTAAATCCTTCTGTTAATACCTTACTAACTATATAGTTTATCTTATTTTCATACACAACTTCATCACTGCATTCTACCATCCCTATTGCGTATTCAAACCCTTCTTTATCATAGTGTGTTACTACGATAGCAAGTCTACGCTTATCAGTATCTTTTGTTACTCCTATGATCATTTCTTCTCCTTATATATTTCACGGGATTGTTCATAAATAGGCATTCAGTTGGGTGATTATTAACCAATATATAAGGATGTGATATGGCAGATAACAGAGTACTACCGATAGGATTGAAAGCAGTATTTACTTTTCTACCTCCATTTGACGAGAAATACAGTAATAAAGAATATGAAGTTGCAGAGATAAGAAAGTTAAAAGCTATAGTGGATGGAGAAGGTTTTCCTTTTGAAAACATATACCAACCATTAGCAATGACTAAAGATGACTATGTAGATGACCTTAATGAAAATGTTCCCATAGTAACGTTAACACAAGATAATGAAACCTATCTGTATGTTCCTATGGATAGAATCAAAGAGATACCTCCATTTATAGGAAGAACAGCTACAGAGTTACTCATAACCTTTTCATTAGGTGTAGTTCCAGATGACGTTAACATAACACCATTAGTAGATAACATACGTATGATGGTTAACGATACTCTTAACCTACAACCTGAAGTTATAGCTACTCCTGGTGGTCCTACAGTTCTTATGTCGGATGAAGACTACGAGAGATATATAAGGATGATGAAAGGTAAACAAAGATCTTATAATAAATCATTCAGAGTTATGTATCTAGAAGAAGTAGAACGTAATAGAATCATGAGAGAAGAAAAAGAAGAGATAGAGAGATTTGTAGGGGAAATATTAGATAGATAAGTGGAGTAGCATAACCCATATGGGTTATGCTACTCGTATTATGTCATTAGTCCTATCATAGTAGCAGTGACAGTTGTCATCTTTCTACTATCATTCAGTACAGCTATTCTAGCCCATATCTGTCTTTTCTCCTGGTACATCTCACCAGCATCTGCATAGCTATCTACTATATCCTTTATAACAGATAAATCATGACCTGCATAAATAAATCCTTTATCTAGTTTAACTCTTAGTGTATTATAGATATACATCTTTAATCCTAGAGTAAACATTTCAGCTACAGCCATATAGTAAGGTGGTTGTATATTCTCTAACATAGCATTATTAGCTATGGAGCATATTAACAATCCATCTTGAATATATGGTGGATAACCTTCTACTAGCACCTGATTTTCCCTTACTATCTCTAACCTAGCAGTCTGAATAATATTATTAGGTAACTGAGTGCCCATAAGTTTTCTAGCCTCTACCATAGTAGGAGATATACAAGGAGGGGTATACATAGAGTTCTGATATACAGAAGGTCCATGTATTAAAGAATAGACTGATACTATAGACCTACCTGCGGTTAATGCTTTAGGTACAGTTATTATAAAAGAGCCATTACCCATCATATCTAATGTATCTATAGCAGTCATACTACAATCAGCTACTTTAATCTGTGTTTGAACACCGCCTATTAACGACATATCCATCATGACTACAGGACGTAAGAACTGAGTTAACATACGTTCATCTAGTTGTGTTATATCTGTAGGGTATTTTTTAGGGAATGCTAGTTCTAATATCTCTATAGGAATAGCAGATGATATAATGTAATTTAAACTATATGTTACTGCATTCATTATTTAACCTTTCCATTGATTTCATTTTCTAATTCATCTAGAGAAGGAAGATGTTCTACTTCTTCAGTAGGTTGTTGCTTAGACTCTTGAACCTTCGGTTGTATCTTCTTATCTTCTTTCTTATTTGGTTCTACAACGAAATCTTCTTTTAGTCCT